TTGTCTGCAAGCACGTTTGCTATGTAATCTGTTGTACTGTTTTTTACAGCTCGGCTCATACCATCGCAAAGAGCATCCATTTTTTTGCCAAAAGAAGCATTTCCTATTATTATATGATTAATAGAACTTTGTGCCGCTTTAACATCAAGAGTTAGTTCAAACTCCTTACTTACAAGAGAAAAGACCATTTTCCTCTCTTCAGAAGAAATTTTTGCATTTTTTTGAAGGCAGCAATTATCAATCTCTTGGTTGATAACCCTTGACGGATATACTGTCCGTTCATCACTTACCCATCCATGAATATCTTTAGTACTCTGCCTGCTTACCGTCTCCAGTATACAGCCGCTAAATTTGTTAACATTAAAGCGGATAGAGCGCTCTCCCATTGAACACTTCACGACCTCATCATTCTTCCCACGGATGGTGCCCCGGAAAGAATTATCTTTATGATAACTGATACCAAAAGAGCTGAAGGACACACCTGTCGCATTTACTGGCATAACAAATCCTTTTCATTAAAATTTGCTTACAAAAATTGTATACAATCATTTTAATTAAAAAAATACATGTGTAAATAGCATTCGTTCAAAATTTAATTTTTTGTTTGAATCCTATCACATATTTAGTATCTTGACTCCTGTCACCAATATGGTTCAATAACATAGACTAAAGAGGGAGAAAATATGCCTGTCATATTAAACTTTTCGAGTGAAAGAGTATTGTCTGAAAGTGAACTGGAGGCTTTACGTCATGTCGGAAGAGTTAGTCAGAGTGAACAGCTTGTTGTGAGAGGCCGCACTATGAGACTTCATCATATTTCATTTATGGACAGTTTTAGCGTGGAACCGGTTTCCGGCGGACTGTTGGATCGCCTTAGTGCAAGAGGGCATCGCCTTCTCGCAGAAAATCTGGAGATACAGCTTAACAGAGGCCATACTTTTTTGCAGGCATTCCGTTTATATATGGAACAGAGCCGTGCAACCCCATGTACGCGCCAAAACGTCAGTAGTGCAATACAAAACAAAATTAACTCTCATGCATTTACTGTTAGTCATCAAGACTTTTCCTGTCATGAACAACACCTGAATTGCCCGATAACATTATGCATTCCTGAAACTGGTGTTTTTGTCAGAAATGCAAAAAACTCAGAAATATGTTCATTATATGACCACAATGCACTCACTGAACTTATCCGACGCAACGCTCCACACCCTCTCAGCCGTGAACCCTTTGTTCCGGAAATGATTGTCAGCAAAGATGAATGCCATTTTAATCTAATAGAACAATATTTTTGCATATTAGCCACACAAAATATATGCACTAGAATTTGACTGTATGGTTCGATTTAAATGTTGCAAAATTAATTTTACTAGTTATTGCCATCTATTTCATACTCCCTAATTCTTGATACAATCTGTCTGTCAAAATAGTAGATTAGATCGAACTTATATTACAGCTATTTAGTTTCTAAAATGGAATTTTTAACGTTTTATACTTCACATTACAATCTGTACCATAAGCCTCCTCAGCGAGGTTGCCTGAATACCCTGTCGTGCCCATTTTTCCATCGGACGCAGTTGTCTGCTCTCTCGAACTACTGGCAATAAAAATCAACCAGACAGCTTGATGTCCGTTACATGCAGGACTAATCACGATTGGTTACCGTTTACAAAACTTGCGTAACATTGGAGGAGAACGAATAATATTCTCTAGCTGGTACGCGTTCCATAGCGAAACGGGCAAGGTCCAACAGCAAGAGCTGAAACTCAGGGGGATTTATCAGTCGATTTATTCGCCATGGATGAATCACGCTGTACGGTTATGGTAGCTCTTAGCGACAAGGCATAATCATCAGTACACCAATGTAACAACCGTTGAAAAAGACTCATTATTTTATGAACCAGCCATCCCATTTCCAGAGTGGTAAATATGATTTGTTAAAGTGTAACAGTACTCTGCGTAGCCTTTTTAGATTCATAGTTTAATGTTTCTAAATACATTAAATTGCACTATAAGAGAAAGACATAATGTGAGGATAAAAATGCCATTTTCAATAAAAAGTATTTTTTCAGGACACACTTGGCATCAACCTGAAATATCTAGGCCTATAGCAGATAAATCATCTACTAAAAATTGTATCTTAGACTCAACAACATGCAATGTAGATGGCTTTACAGTGTTTAACAGAAGATCCTGTAGTTTTGATATGCGTCCTCCCGGAAGCGCAGACAGAACTCCACAACTGAGGTTATCAATATCAGAAGTCGCATGGATGTCAAAAATAATAGAGACAGAGACAAATAATACAAACAAATCATAGCTATTAGCCCAGAAAAGAGTTGGTACACTAGCCATGAATAACTTCCTAACAACTTGATTTTTTAGTTATTTTTTTCTTCATTCTTGAAAAAGGATGCCCCGAAAGGGTTCCAGAGTTCGATTTTCTGCGCTTCTGCAAATAATCAAGGGGTTACAAAGTGGTTGCCCCTTTGTTTTTAGTGCTCTTGGTATACCCATTGGTACATTTAGCGCAATACCATCTGGTATCACTTAAAGACACGAAAAACGTAAGCGTACAGCCTGAACCGTCTGGTCAGAATCTGACGAATTAGACAAAGTGGTGTCCACCAAATAAGTAGTGGGAACCAAAGTATCAGATATGCAGAAAAATGTGACTCCCGGCAGGCGAAAAGGCTGCCCTAATTATCCTCCCGAATTTAAACAGCAGCTCGTTGCTGCCTCCTGTGAACCCGGGATATCCATCTCAAAACTTGCTCTTGAAAATGGCATTAACGCCAATCTGTTGTTCAAATGGCGACAACAATGGCGCGAGGGAAAGCTGCTATTACCTTCTTCAGAGAGCCCCCAGCTACTTCCTGTGACTCTCGATGCAGCTGCCGAACAGCCAGAATCGCTCGCAGAGGACCCGGAACCCCTCAGTATCAGCTGTGAGGTAACGTTCCGGCACGGGACGCTCCGCTTCAATGGCAATGTCAGCGAAAAGCTCCTGACTCTGCTGATACAGGAACTGAAGCGATGATCCCGTTACCTTCCGGGACCAAAATTTGGCTGGTTGCCGGTATCACCGATATGAGAAATGGCTTCAACGGCCTGGCTGCGAAAGTACAAACGGCGCTGAAAGACGATCCCATGTCCGGCCATGTTTTCATTTTCCGGGGCCGCAGCGGCAGTCAGGTTAAACTGCTGTGGTCCACCGGTGACGGACTGTGCCTCCTGACCAAACGGCTGGAGCGTGGGCGCTTCGCCTGGCCGTCAGCCCGTGATGGCAAAGTGTTCCTTACGCAGGCGCAGCTGGCGATGCTGCTGGAAGGTATCGACTGGCGACAGCCTAAGCGGCTGCTGACCTCCCTGACCATGCTGTAAATCTCTTTATCCTGGTTGTCACAGAATAAGCCCGGTAAAATACGGGCTTATGAACGACATCTCTTCTGACGACATCTTCCTGCTGAAACAGCGCCTGGCCGAACAGGAAGCGCTGATCCACGCCCTGCAGGAAAAGCTGAGCAACCGGGAGCGCGAAATAGACCATCTGCAGGCGCAGCTGGATAAACTCCGCCGGATGAACTTCGGCAGTCGTTCCGAAAAAGTCTCCCGCCGTATCGCACAAATGGAAGCCGATCTGAACCGGCTTCAGAAAGAGAGCGATACGCTGACTGGTAGGGTGTATGACCCGGCAGTACAGCGTCCGTTGCGTCAGACCCGCACCCGTAAGCCGTTCCCTGAATCACTACCCCGTGACGAAAAGCGACTGTTGCCTGCGGCGCCGTGCTGCCCGAACTGCGGCGGTTCACTGAGCTATCTGGGCGAGGATACCGCCGAACAGCTGGAGTTGATGCGTAGCGCCTTCCGGGTTATCCGGACGGTACGGGAAAAACATGCCTGTACTCAGTGCGATGCCATCGTGCAGGCACCTGCACCTTCGCGGCCTATCGAGCGGGGTATCGCCGGACCGGGGCTGCTGGCCCGCGTGCTGACCTCGAAGTATGCAGAGCACACCCCGCTGTATCGCCAGTCAGAAATATACGGCCGGCAAGGTGTGGAGCTGAGGCGTTCACTGCTGTCGGGCTGGGTGGATGCATGCTGCCGGCTGCTGTCTCCGCTGGAAGAGGCGCTTCATGGCTATGTCATGACTGACGGCAAACTCCATGCCGATGATACCCCGGTCCAGGTACTGCTGCCGGGTAATAAGAAGACGAAGACCGGGCGGTTGTGGGCGTATGTTCGTGATGACCGCAATGCAGGGTCAGCGTTGGCACCTGCAGTGTGGTTCGCTTACAGCCCGGACAGAAAAGGCATCCATCCGCAGACTCATCTTGCCTGCTTCAGCGGTGTGCTGCAAGCGGATGCGTACGCCGGGTTCAACGAGCTGTATCGCAATGGTGGGATAACGGAAGCTGCCTGCTGGGCTCATGCCCGCCGAAAGATCCACGATGTGCACGTCCGCATCCCGTCAGCACTGACGGAAGAAGCCCTGGAGCAGATCGGTCAGTTGTACGCCATAGAGGCGGATATAAGGGGAATGCCGGCAGAGCAGCGGCTTGCTGAACGTCAGCGAAAAACGAAACCGTTGTTGAAATCCCTGGAAAGCTGGTTGCGTGAAAAGATGAAGACCCTGTCGCGACACTCAGAGTTGGCGAAGGCGTTCGCGTACGCACTTAACCAGTGGCCGGCACTGACGTACTATGCGAACGATGGCTGGGTGGAAATCGACAACAACATCGCTGAAAATGCCCTGCGGGCGGTCAGTCTGGGTCGTAAAAACTTCCTGTTCTTCGGCTCTGATCATGGTGGTGAGCGGGGAGCGCTACTGTACAGCCTGATCGGGACGTGCAAACTGAATGACGTGGATCCAGAAAGCTACCTTCGCCATGTGCTTGGCGTCATAGCAGACTGGCCGGTCAACCGGGTCAGCGAACTGCTTCCGTGGCGCATAGCACTGCCAGCTGAATAACACATCCCCGTCAATACGGCCCTCGCTGTACGCTTACCGAAAAACAACTTTTTATCTTTTTGTTTCGCTCAAATTAGTATAAAAAGCCGAACAACAAACAATAAAAAACCATTAACATCAATAGATTATGATGGCTTCAATCTAAATAATAGGCTATATAATACTGCAAGACACAACACATGCTGTCACTATGAGTCAACTATTTAGATGATATTAGTGACCTGTTTCAGAGCATTAGCGCAAGGCGATTCTTTGTCTTCTTGCACTAATTTTTTATCATAAAAATGTTCCTAGCACTGGGCATCAATATCGCAGGTCAGAAAGAGCTCCTGGGGATGCGGCTGGCCGAAAATGAAGGGGCGAATTTCTGGTTCAATGTGCTGACTGAACTGAAAAACCGCGGTCTGAACGATATCCTCATCGCCTGTGTGTATGGCCTGAAAGAATTCCCGGAGGCCCGCATCCAGTTATGCATCGTGCATATGGTGCGCAACAGCATGCGCTTCGTGTCATGGAAGGAATACAAAGCCGTCACTCGCGACCTGAAAGCGATTAGCCTCCCACAGAAGAGGCAGGCCAGCAGGCACTGGAAGCGTTTGCTGCGGCCTGGGACTGCCGCTATCCGCAGATAAGCCGGTGCTAGCTGTCAAACTGGACTAACTTGGCGACGTTTTTCGCTTATCCGGCAGATATCCGCAAAGTGATCTACACAACGAACGCCATCGAGTCGCTGAACAGTGTGATCCGGCATGCCATCAGGAAACGCAAGGTGTTCCCGACGGACGAGTCAGTAAAAAAAGTGGTGTGGCTGGCAATCCAGGCCGCGTCACAGAAATGGACAATGCCGTTAAGGGACTGGCGAATGGCAATGAGCCGCTTTATTATCGAGTTTGGTGACCGTCTTGACGGTCACTTTTAAGAAAAGGCATTTACACAGAATCCTAAACAGGCTCACAGGCCTCTAATCATCCACATTGTAAAGATCCTTTGTTGTAAGTAAGATCTGGTACCCTAATAATATCAAAAGGATTAAAATCATCACTGCATCCTTCCACGAGGCATTTCATTGCTCGTAGATCACCATATAGCTCTGAAGAGTGATGCGGACATAGCAGATTATAAACTTTACATTTCGAATCTTCTTTGCCTTGTCTACTTTCCTCAATTTTTACTTTCAATGAATGCAGAAAAAAAAGATCCCTGATATAACTATCCCTGTCCTCTATCGTCATTCCCGCCCTCAGCGCTCCGACAACCTCATCAGTATTTTCATTTCTCACCTCAAATACACTATTTCTCTTATCCATCAGCCCACTTACAAAAGCACTTAGCTCTTGAAAAATTTCCTCAAGCTCATTATTATTTCTGGCACATGAATATATAGAGACCATAACATCAAGTTTATCTTGTAATTCAGGAGAAAGAAAGTGATTATGATTAAGCTCACTTACTGATTCCGGAGTCGAAGGGTTACCTCTTCCTGATACATACATCCATGAATAAAGATTTGCTGAAGAACCACTTGTTGGTAACATATCAAAACCCCCTTAACAAATAAATCCATAAATATTATTGCAACTAATATATCTGGATAAAAATATTATATCTTACTTAATACTACACTAATAAGATCCAGCTTTCCTCCGTGATAAGATTGCATGACTTGATGTTCACTCCATGAAATATCAGAAACATTATAAGATGATATATCTATTGGATTAAATTCATTTCTCATACGATCATATAAAACATTTGTTTCTGTTGTATCAACAAAAAGAATTCCTTTTTTCTCCAGTCTGTCAAACATATCGTAAATAGCCTGTTCAGCTTGTGCTGGTAATGATGGAATATCCAAAAGAGATTCCCCATTTATTTTATTCATTCTAATACCAATAACATTTCCATTATCATTATATATTTTCTCTGCACTCCCGGAACCATAATACTGATTGAAACAACGAACTTCGCTTGTCACCTCTTCATGGCTTTGAGATATAGTAAACATCTTCAACACTTTTGTTGTATCTTCCATATCTTCATACACGACAGCATTACCACCTTTACCAATAACATTACCTGGCACGGGTGATTTATTGTTGCTAACCCTCGGCAACTCTGATTGAGTATAATCCGCTGGAGGTAACTCCGGCTGCGCATAATCCACTGGAGGTAAATCAGGTCTGTTCGAATGAACAGAGCCTCTTTCTATAGTCGTGCTCACTGGCGATGTATTCAGCATAGCCTCAATTTTTCTGCTAATCTCTCCCTTAGGCCATCCCAACCTGTGCAACAGATTAGTAAAACAACCACTATGACTTTCTCTTGTAACGCAAAACTTATTATCAGTGACCACAACACGATATGTTCTGTTGCCAACCGTTACTTGCGTCCCGCTATCAGAGTGAACAGCAGCATCCCTTACAGAGGATAAAACACGATTATCAGGCGAAGTCAGGTTTCTGGTTAAAGAATTCCATGAACATCCCAAATTTATAGAAGAGGGCGATAACATACATTTCAACCTTCAAAATAAACCTATCTAATTATTCCTAACAGACATCCCCCATACATGACAACAAAAACCGGAGCCGGACTCCGGTTTTTGTGAAGCTATCGGGTTACTTCATTTCGCCAATATTTTCCCACTTCCCGTCAGCACGCAGGATTTGCAGCGGTCTTACTACACACTGACCCGAGGACGAAAAAAGAGTTCGGGCTGGGAAGAGACAGAAGAGTAGCAATTTCAGAAGCATTCACACCAACATTGAGCTTTTCAGCGAAAGTGGGCACGAATCATTGCTGGACAGGGTTAAAGGCACTGACTCAATCACTCTTCATACGTGGCTTGATCGATATGAAACAATCCTCAGCTAGAGGGGGAGCAAGCCGAAAACATTACTCGACTACGCCAGCAAAATCAGGGCAATTCGAAGAAAATTGCCGGACAAACCGCTCACTGACATATCAACGAAAGAGGTGGCAGCAATGCTAAACACCTACGTCGCAGAAGGTAAAGCGGTTTCCGCAAGAGTAATCAGGTCAACCCTTGTTGACGTTTTTCGAGGGGCAATAGCCGAGGGGCATGTGGCAACGAATCCAGTAACAACAACCCGTGCAGCAAAGTCAGAAGTAAGGCGCTCAAGGCTGACAGCTAATGAGTATGTCGCTATTTACCATGCTGCTGAGCACCTCCCCATCTGGCTGAGGCTGTCAATGGATTTAGCTGTCGTTACAGGGCAGAGAGTGGGCGATTTGTGCAGAATGAAGTGGTCAGACATAAACGATGGTCATCTTCACATTGGACAGAGTAAAACAGGAGCCAAAATTGCCATTCCGCTGGCTCTAACCATTGACGCACTCGACATCTCACTGGTTGATACACTACAGAAATGCAGGGAGGCCAGCAGCAGTGAAACAATAATCGCATCAACCTATCACGAACCACTTTCTCCAGCCACAGTATCACGGTATTTAACAAAGGCGCGAAATGCATCCGGGATCTCGTTTGATGGAGACCCACCGACATTTCATGAACTACGTAGTCTGTCCGCGAGGCTATATCGGAACCAGATTGGCTACAAGTTTGCACAACGTCTTCTTGGACATAAATCTGATTCAATGGCGGCGCATTATAGGGACAGTCGCGGGCGGGAGTGGGACAAAATTGAAATCGGATAATGATTTTATTTTGACCAATAATGACTTACCAGATTTAACAACTTGATATTTAATAAGATTTTTGAACGAACAACTTCCATGTCAGAAGGAGGATAAAATCACAAAAACACATTAAAAATCATTATGTTATTTATACAATTGATTAAATGATAGACTGCAAAACGCGACAAAACACTACATTTAGAGTCACAATTAATCAATGAGTTAGATGTGATTAGTGACCTGAGACAGAGCATTAGCGCAAGGTGATTTTTTGTCCTCTTGCGCTAATTTTTTGTCATCAAACATACAGCCAATCAGAAGAGCATAAAGCTGCCAAGCATTATATGTCTTAGTTTTATGCTCATTTTCATTAAAAAAATATATAATAAGACTAATATCAGTATAAAATATTTATAACACTTAGAGTAAAAATGTAATCAGCTTATACAACCAACAATAATTTAAACTATAAAAAACAATAACAGAAACATTTATAATTTATTTTAAGTGTTCAAGCGATAAACTGGTAAATTTAACAACTTAATTTTGAGATCTAAGTCACATCAATCAAGCATTCAAACAGTTATATATTAAAGCTGTCCACATCGGATATGTGACACTAATAGTATCAATGGATTGATATTATTAATGGATATAAACATGTAATAAGGATTTATTATGAACATTCAACCGACCATACAATCTGGAATCACCTCACAAAACAATCAACATCATCAAACAGAACAAATACCCTCTACACAAATACCGCAATCCGAATTACCTCTAGGATGCCAAGCTGGATTTGTTGTTAATATTCCAGATGATATACAGCAACATGCACCGGAATGCGGTGAAACAACAGCTCTACTGAGCTTGATAAAAGATAAAGGTCTGCTCTCAGGGCTAGACGAATATATAGCTCCTCACCTTGAAGAAGGATCCATAGGAAAAAAAACATTGGATATGTTTGGTTTATTCAATGTTACCCAAATGGCATTAGAGATACCTAGTTCCGTTTCAGGCATCTCTGGTAAATATGGTGTCCAGCTAAACATTGTAAAACCAGATATTCATCCTACATCAGGTAATTATTTTTTACAGATATTCCCTCTGCATGATGAAATAGGTTTTAATTTTAAAGACCTTCCTGGCCCGTTAAAAAATGCATTAAGCAACAGTAATATATCAACCACTGCAGTGTCGACTATTGCATCGACTGGAACATCAGCCACTACTTCGACGGTAACCACCGAGCCAAAAGACCCAATACCATGGTTTGGATTAACAGCTCAAGTGGTTCGTAATCATGGTGTAGAACTTCCTATAGTCAAAACTGAAAATGGATGGAAGCTTGTTGGAGAAACACCACTTACTCCTGATGGGCCGAAAGCAAATTACACGGAGGAGTGGGTTATCAGACCGGGAGAAGCAGATTTTAAATATGGTGCATCTCCATTACAGGCAACTCTAGGGCTGGAGTTTGGCGCACATTTCAAGTGGGATTTAGATAACCCTAATACTAAATATGCCGTTCTTACCAATGCTGCCGCAAATGCGCTTGGTGCTTTAGGGGGATTTGCAGTATCCAGATTTGCTAGTACAGATCCAATGTTAAGTCCTCATATCGGTGCAATGGTTGGGCAAGCAGCAGGGCATGCTATACAGTATAATACCCCTGGATTAAAGCCAGACACTATTTTATGGTGGGCTGGTGCGACACTGGGGGCTGCCGATTTAAACAAGGCCGAGTTTGAAGTAGCTAGATTCACTGACTATCCTCGTATATGGTGGCACGCAAGAGAAGGAGCTATTTTCCCCAATAAAGCAGATATTGAACATGCCACAGGTGCTGATATACGCGCAATGGAAGAAGGTATCCCTGTTGGACAGCGGCATCCAAATCCAGAGGATGTGGTAATCGATATCGAAAGCAATGGCTTACCACATCATAATCCATCAAATCATGTTGATATCTTTGATATAATCCAAGAAACAAGAGTCTAAGCTTTAACTTGTTTATTTTAAAATAATAGCTGAAATGGATGGCAGCTATTATTAATAAGGATTAATATATTTTTTCTAAAATACCCCACAAAACAAACACATCATAAAAATTCTAAATACACACACCTAATCTCAAAAAAAACAAACTTACTATTTGACTTGGATTATGTTTTTAATCCAATATTTTCCGACAACATCTCCACAGAAAAATGCATTTACATAAAGACGCCTTCAAGTCATCTGAAACCTGCCAACCACAGACACCTTCTTATATTCTGGATGTCTGCGGCGTTTTTTTACAAATTACTGACAGCCAATACTCTCTCAGAGAAAAATATTTTAACTATCTTTTATAATGAAGTTTCCCTTGATAGGATCATAAACACATTTATCAGGACTTATAATCATTGATGCCGTTATTGGTTCTCGGGTCAGTGGATGATATGAGCCTTCACTAGCTAAACGAGAAAATGCATCAAAATCAAATAAGCAGCATACTGCCGAACTATCTGAATTTTTGACAAACACTCCTTCTTCGGGTCTCTCTAGTGTAATTGGACACTGAATAGACTCTGGCGGGCACTGGAAATTTCCTGAACTAACAGGAAACTTACATTGAGATATTTTGTCCTGAATACTCTCTTGCGATTGTGCTTCACCTGAGTCCGAAAGCATACTGAGCATCCTATCGCGAAGAGCTTCAGGGCCGTTATTAAACCCATAAAGGAATAACTCAGTAAGCAATCCCCCACTACTGCCGCTGGATAGAAAACGCCCATCGGTTTCATTAAATACAATGCTGACAGTCTCATTACCTAATGTAAACTCCCCTCGACCGCTAGATGCTACTTGAGCTCGAAGGACATTCAATCCATTAAAAATGAGCTTGATCTAATCTCCGAATTTAACGGCATTATAAAACTCCCTATTTTAATTTAAACTCCAGACTTAAATAGCTTTAACAAACATCTGCCTTACATGACAACAAAAACCGGAGCCGGACTCCGGTTTTGTGAAGCTGTCGGGTTACTTCATCCCGCCAATATTTTCCCACGTCCCGTCAGCACGCAGGATTTGCAGCGGTCTTACCACGCACTGTATCTGCTTTTTATCCGCATCCAGTATCACCACCTGCGTGATTACCCTGTCCTGCTCCGGAATAATACCATTCTCATCGGACTCCAGGATGTCTGCCGGCCCCAGACGCAGTTGTGCTGTAAGTAACTCCCCGTCTTCACGGTCATCATGCTTTCCGTGCCCGCACAGACGCTGCATAAGTTTTTTTAGTATGTTCATGTCATTCTCCTGTTCTGCCTGTATCACTGCCCACTTCATCAAGCCCCTTAACATCCTGCCACGGCCCGTCACCAAACCTGACCTGCAAATGCTGAAAAAAACCCTGAACCCGTGTGGTATCTTTGGGGGCAAGAAAGGTCAGTCCGGTGATGAGCGCACCATCTGTACCCGGGAACCAGCCATGGCTGTTTGTCTCAATAATGCTCGCCGGCCCCAGACGAAAACGGATTTGTGTCTCCCCCGGGTCGCCCTTCGGTCCCTGAGGTCCGGTTGCCCCCACCGGGCCAGCCGCACCTGTTTCTCCTTTCGGTCCCTGTGGGCCTGCCGGGCCTGCTGCCCCGGTGTCTCCCTTTGGACCCTGTGGACCTGCATTTCCCGTCAGACCGGTCTCTCCCCTGTCACCTTTCGGCCCCTGCGGGCCTGCCGGACCAGCATCACCTGCCGGTCCCCGTTCGCCGGTTGCCCCTGCCGGGCCGGTGTCTCCACGCTCTCCTTTATCTCCCTTCGGCCCCTGAGGACCCGCGGGCCCCGGTTCCCCCTTTGGCCCGGGAGGCCCCACCACGGTGGGGATTCGGTTTACGGCTTCTTCCGCCGCTATCCTGCTTTGTTCCGCTGACTGTGCGCTTTCTGCTGACTCCCGGGCTTTTTCTGCTGCGGTCGTTGCATCCCTGGCTGCATTACCGGCTGCACTTTCTGCCGTCTTTTTTGACAACTCAGCATCTGTTGCACTTTGTAATGACTCACTGGCTTTTTGAGCGGCCGCAGAGGCCGAGGACGAGGACGCCTCCTCTGACTGCTTTGCAGCGGCTGCACTTTCTGCCGCCTGCCGGGCTGACTCCGATGCATCCCCTGCTGAAGTGTCAGCATTTGCAGCGTTCTCTTCTGCCTGACTGGCTGATATGCCGGCATTCCTCGCGGACGTCTCCGCCTCTCCGGCATTCTTCTTCGCCTCCTCAGCGTGACGCGCCGCTTCTTCCACCATCAGTTCAAAACGACGCAGTGCCTCCGGCCGGACGTCATCCTCCGACATGGCACCGAGAAAATCATTCAGCGTACCGGGTTGAGAATCTTCATACACGGTGATGGTCCCGGCATGTGACGGAGGAAATCCCTCCACCAACAGAATGACGCTGTACTGACCGTACTCAACATCCATGCTGTAACGTCCGGCTTCATCCGGATTTTCAGAGGCCACCGTGTTCACCACCACCGTGCTGCTGGTTCGTCTGGCCTTCAGCACAATGGTGCAGTTCTGTACTGGTTTTCCTGTGCCATCTTTAAGCACGCCAGAAATTTTTACTGTCATACTTTTCCACCAATAAAAAAAGCCCGCAGCAGTGACGCCACGGGCTTCAGGACAGTGTAACTTTACGTTTCCTCAAACGCAGTTCACCCCATAAGGTGGATGAACCTGCGTATCATAACAATATTTACAGAAGATAAATCGGCGTCTGTTGTCAGAAACGGTATCCGATACCAACAATAAATGCATCCGATCGCCAGTCGCCACTACCGGAACCTTCATAAGCAAGGTCAATGGTCACGGATTCGGTCGGGTTAAACTGCACGCCAGCCCCCCACGCCAGAGACGTGTTGCTGTGGCGACCGTCATCACTTCCGGTCAGCACATCGTGCGTTTTCCCCTTGTTGTCAGTTACGCGGAGATAATCCCCGTAGAAAGTCGACACACGGCTGTAAGCCACACCCGCCATCGCATACGCGCTGAACCATTCATTCACGCGTACAGACGGCCCCGCCATCACGCTGAACCAGCGGTTACGCACGGAATCTTCATGCCAGCGGGTATCGCTGTAGCGCGTTTTTTGCTCATCCTCAGCATTGGCATAACTGAAGGACGTAATCAGCCCCAGCGCGTCCATAAACTCATAACGGTATTTCACGTTAATCCCGTTCAGATCATCACTACCGGGAACGTTCGTCGAGGCATGGAGATACCTCGCGCTCAGCGTGGACTGATGTTCTGCTGCACTCGCTGGCGTAGCAGCGGCGACCTGCCAGACTACTGCGGACAAAATAACAGCACATAATTTACGCATAATTACCTCTCGCTTTTCTGCAATAAAAAAGGCGCCATTTCTGGCGCCCGTATCTGGGTTATAAAATTCAGCTAATCGTGATGCCTGCAGTGGCTTTCTTCATCACCACAACCAGCAAATCGCTGATACTTGCTGTGGGATACCAGTTATTTACCAGCCATGCTGACACCGAAAACTCCAGTGTCATGTGACCGTGACCGGCAGGCATATCAATAACACCACTGTAAATCAGCGTATTATCCAGCGCGGTACGGTTATAAATTTCAGCACCGTTTTTCCGCACTATCAGACGGCATGAGGAGTAAATATCAGTATGCTCTTTCTCATGTTTAGCGCCGCTGAATGCCACCGCCGGAATAACAATCTGCCGGTCAAACGGCTGATCGTCATAAACCCTGACGGTAATGGTTCCTGATGGCCACCGCTCCGGTGCACGGGAGTCCCGGGGGAAAGCTTTGCCCACTGTTTTAACGAGATCGCCTTCAATCTGGTTCGCGGACAATTTTCCCAGAACCCGACAGTTCTCGTTAATCGTGACGTTGTTGAGCGTCCCGGAGTTCGCATTCACGTTACCGCTGATATCGGCATTTTTCGCCGTCAGCCGCCCGTCCGGTGTCAGGGAAAATGCCGGAGGATTACCGCCGCTGGTAATGGTGGGAGCCGTCAGATATTTCAGGAACACTTCATTCATAAATATCTGATCGCCCTGACCAACAAACATCGGCTTTGTGTTGCCATTCGCAGGATTAATCATCGCAATCCTGTCTGCCGCCAGCAGCACCTGACTCTGCATTCCTGCTGGCGTATTCTCAATACCGGCACCGATACCCGCAATATAAAGGCGTCCGTCCTGCATCTGCTGCAGTTTCACGGCCCACATGCTGTTCAGGTTATTATTTGTATCAACCTGAACTTTCTGTATCTGCTGGATTGCCGCACTCTGATTTTCCAGTTTTTTATTGACGGTCTGCGTGATTTCATTGCTGACATTCGTAATGGACGTCCTGATTTCAGCCAGGTCCGGCGCAAGCTGACCGTTATCAATCTGCGTCCACAGCTCCTGGGCCAGATGTGTTTTCCCGATTTCTCCTTTGAAAAAATCCAGGTAACCTTCCGCATCATCGCTCGCCCGACCGACAGCCTCCACGAATGCCGATTTGCCAACAGTATTCACACTGCGGATATAAAAATAATAATCATGGCCCGGTTTGATATTGATACTGGCAGCTATCCAGTACAGCGCCGAGCCAAGATAGCGGGCTGCGGTTTCAACCTGCCTGATATCCGCAATCCGCTTTTCCGAGAACCAGAACTCAAACTGTACCGTCGGGTCATAAACGGCAAGATGCGGCGTGGCGGTTATCTGAAAATAGCCCGGCGTCAGCTCAATCCGCGACGGTGCTGCCGGTGCGGCAATCCGGAAGGTGGTGGTGGCAGGTTCACCCTGCTGGCCATAGCTGTTTATCGCCCGCACCGTCAGGGTGTATTCCCCGAGCGGCAGGCCGCTGAAACGGTGCTCCGTGTCTGCGGTGATGGCGGTGGTCACCAGTCTGGCATCCGTTCCCTTACCACTGGTCAGGCGCAGACTGAAGCGCACGCCCTTCACCACCCGCGGCGTGTCCCATTTAGCCTGCGCCAGATACTGGCCGTCAGCTGCACTCACCTCCACCGTCAGGTGCTGTACTGCCGGTGGGATGACGCTGTTCAGGGAACCTGACTGCGGCTCAAAGCGGGCACCGTTATCCACGATGGCTTCTTTTTCCGGTACGTGCTGCACCGCCGTGATGGCAAAGGTGCCGTCCGTGTTTTCCCGGACGGAGACACAGCGGAACAGGCGACGGCGCAGTGACGGCAGGGAGAGTCCCCACACCCCGTATGTCTCCACACCATCAGGCAGGGTACTGACCTGTATCCGGTCCGGCGCGGGGTGTGCGGTGATGTCCACACTCACCGGCTTACCGCTGCCGTTAATCAGGTTCACCGTGGCGGCACCGGTCTCCGGCAGTGTCACAATGGCATACAGCGCCCACTTGTCCACATCCGCCGCCCCCAGGCGTTTTCCCATTCCGTAGCGCGGGTGGGTCAGCATGTCCCACAGGCACCAGGCAGGGTTGTTGCTGTATGCCGGTTTCAGGCTGCCGTCCCAGATGCCGCTGTACGTGCGTTTTTCCGGGTCATAGTTTGACGGCACCTGGATGATGCGACCGCGGATATGGTAGTTCACCGTCATCTGCTGACCGCCAAACTGCTCCGCATCCACCTGCAGCCCCACAATGGCCGTGTTCGGGTAGCACTGTTTCACATCGATGATTTCGGTGTATGACGACCACAGCGTTCTGTTCTGCAGCTGGTCCGTGGTGCTGTCCGCCGTCTCCCTGACCATCCGGATGTTAAAGGGCCGGGGCGGCAGATTATCCAGAATCACCGACGCCAGGAACTGCGAGGTGGTCTTGCCGTTAATGGTGACATCCTTTTCCGTCACCCAGTTACCGTTACGCTGCAACTGAATCAGCAGTCGGACAGAAGAGTGATTACGGTCGCCCTTTGAGGTGGTCTCCAACAGTGACTGCACCCCGAAGGTGACCCGCAGGCGGTCAATGTTCGCGGACGTAATGGTGCGCGTCACCGGCTTTGCCTTCGTCACTTCCACGCCCAGTGCGGTTTCAGCTCCGGAGGACTCAAAGCCTTCCGGTGGTGTCTGCTCCTGCTCCCCGGCACGCCAGACCGCAGTCACACCGTGTATCACGGGATTACCGTCCGTGTCCGTCAGCGGGGTTTTGTTCACCAGAATACTCTGCAGCCCCTTCACCGGACCTTCAATCGGCCCTTCACCAATGGCGTCAATCACGCTCATCATCTGCGTGGACTTAAGATTGTCCTTTGCCTCTACCGGCGTGTGCCCCTTGCCGCCCCCTTTACCCACTCTGTCCCCCTCTCCTGTCTGATGTCTGAATCTGTTTATGCCAGAAAACAACAGGCACCCCGGAGGGTGCCTGTGTCATGACGGAATAAAATTTCTGAAACTCTTCACATTTCCGGCAATTGCCTGTAGCCGCAATAATGACGCTGCATTACTTTTTTGATGCCTGAAAAATAACTCCATAACGTTAATCTTCATCGTTCTCTCCCGCAGCTCCGCTAACTCTGCGGGATTTTTTTATTTTCATCCCCGCCCGATAACCACCACTTTCCCGTCTCCGCCCTCATCACGGGTGCTGATGTCCTGGGATATCCGTCGTGAACCAACCAGCATTTCACCATAAGGCACCGGCATCGGGTTCCCCTGGGCAATCATGTTATCCAGTGACGAAAAATACGTGTTCTGTTTACCGTTATCCGTTGCGCGGTAATCCGGTGTTTTTGCCTTCGGTGCCAGCATCTGGGCCACACCGCCCAGTATCATGCTGGCCCCCAGTGAAAACAGCATCGTGGTGGCAGAAAAACCACCGGCTGCCAGGGCTGAACCCCATAACGCCATTGATGCCCCGGCCGTGAAGAAAGAGCCCACGATGGCTGCCGCCCCCAGCACAATCTGCAGTCCGCCCTTTCCGGCCCCGGCCAGTCGCGGCACAATATGGATGACCGCCCCCTCACCCAGAGGTTCGTGAAGACGGGCGTACACCGCCTCCGGTGCCGTGTCATCACCGGCAATACGTATCTGGTACCAGCCTTCGTTCATCTGACGGCGGAATCCCGGCACCTGTAACGACAGCGCCCGGATGGCTTCCGCTGCCGTGTTCACATACAGGCTGAGGCGGCGGCCAAATCGTTGCAAATCCCCGTGAAGGCAGATGCGTGCCAGTGGCGGTGACGCCAGACAGAATGCGTTCGTCGTTGCCATTTTTCGGAATACCTCTCCCGTTTACTCAGTTGTTCAGGCAGATGGTGAAGCAGTTCACCGTTGCCGCAGTATATGGCGGCATGATTGGCCACCGATGCGCCAAAGCAGCACAGCAGGATATCGCCCGCCTGTGCAGAGGACAGGGGCACCCGGTAAAAACCAGTCGCCGCCATATTGTCCAGGTAAAGGTTCTGACCGTTGCGCCACCAGTCATCCTCACGCACAAAATCCGGCAGCGTTATCCCCGCCAGATGGTATGCATCCCGGAACAGGGTGTAACAGTCCGTCACCCCGTGCTCAAAACGACGCCCGGTCAGGTGCGGCACACAGCGGAATTTGTGAATTTCCCCCCGGCAGACCAGCCACCAGGGCAGGGCACTCTTTATCTGCAGCCGCCGGTCGGCCTCGCTCAGCCAGGGCAGACCACCAGGGTGGCTGTGAACCAGCGCCACAATCTCCCCCTGCATCTCTGCCTGCAGCCAGTCTTCCGGCGCAATACGAAAATACGCCTCCGGCTCTGCGGAGATATTCACGCAGGGCTGGTACCGTTCGCCCTCCGGGGTGCCTATCACGAAGCCGCACTACTCCGCAGGCGCACACCGCCGGGCATGCACCAGAATCGCTGATTCAGTCTGTGTCATAAAACAGGATTTACTGCGAAAGTTTATTGATGGAAAGGAAACCGCCAAAATTAGCCACCATGCCGCGCATCTCACACCCGCGCATGCATTTACTGCATCTGTCCTTCCGGATATCCGTGGTGGGGTTGTCGAACTCATCCGCCACTGCCGGACCGTTATACCCGCATTCATCGCCCCGGTAATCCCACATACAGGTGTTCGCCAGCATGATGCGACCGGGAAACAGCGCCCCGTCCGTCTCCGTCGGTGTCGCCAGCACAAACGAGGCCGTCATGGCCGTCAGCGATGACATCTGCTCCACCACCCACCGGTCCGTCAGCTCCTGCTCAGGGTCTGCCTCAGGATTGCCTGCCACAAAATTCACCGCATCCAGAAAACGGGCATACACCCGGCGGCGGACCACCGTGGCCCCCACCAGGCTCTGCAGGTCCTCCGCCATCCCGGTGACCAGACCAAACAGATTCGACACCGTCAGCGACGGTCTGGCACTGCTGCCCTTCCCGTTCATCTCAAAGCCACTGCCGTCAATCGGGTATGCCTGATATTGCCGCCCCTGCCAGGTAACCGCCTCCCCTTTTTCATTCAGCTCATTGCAGAAAAAATACCGCTCACCGCCCTGCGCCGTCAGGTCGATTTCCCAGAGTACCACCCGCGGTGACTGCTCTGATTTAACCGACTCGTTCAGACTTTCTTCGTGAATATCCTGCATCAGTTCACCACCTGCTTAAACTCCGCGCTGAACTCAACGCGCAACATCCCGACCCGCGCAGACCACCCGGCACAGGTCACCTTTATCTGCCGGTATGCATAGGGTGGCTTCCACAAAAATGCCTTCCAGCCTCCGTGCTCTGCCAGGAATGCCTCCAGATGTCGGGCCTCCTCCCGGGTCACGGAAAGCGTCACACGGTATGTTTTCAGGTCAGCATTCAGCCCCGCCGCCATACGCTGCGAATACCCGTCACCAAAACGCACTTCACGCACCGATGGCTGCGAGTTCACCTCCATATCCGGCTTCACTTTCCAGCGAAAGGTTTTCATCGCCTGCCTCCGGAAAAGACGCCGCCATCACGCATCTGCGCCTGAATCTCATCCTGCGCCCCCTTGCGGGCCATGTCATACACCGCCTTCATCAGCTGCGGCCCCGCCTGTCCGTTGGAGCCGTCGTTCTGAATCACCACGTGATTGTTCTGATTAAAATTAATGCCTTCCGTCCGCCGCATCTGCGCCGGACTTCCGGCACCACCCACATAACCACCTTCCGCATAGCCGCGCATCAGACGGTAAAGATTCCCCACACCTATCCGGCTGGTTGCCTCTTTCGTGAAAACAAACTCCCCGCGGTGAACTATCCCCGCAGGCTCATATTTGCCGCCCGTCCCCGTAAATCCTCCGGTCGCGAAATGGAAGTTCGCCGCCGCAGCCTGAATGGCCGTCCCCGAGGAAGCAGATGCACCACCACCGAAAGCACCGCCAATGGCGCTGCCGATACGCCCGACAATGCCCACCATGGCCTGTTTAAGCAGGATTTCTGTCATCATGGACAGCACCGAACGGGTGAATCCCCGCCAGTCTGCCTCTGCACCGGTCAGCATCGCCGCCATATTCTGTGCATACCGTCAAAGTCTGCGTGGCAGCACTTTTAAC